TATCGCTTACAAGGCGATTGCACTACCACTGTGCTAAACCGGCATATTCCTAAAATCGGAGTCAGAAGCGGTGCGGGGTCGTATCGCACGATAGCCACAAGGCTTTGCCGAAGCAGTCGCCGTCTTTCACTTCTGACATAAACTTGGCGGTCTCAAGGGGTAACGATCCCCTTCTTCATGCGTGACAGGCATGTGTGCGTCCATGAACACTTTGAGACCTCTACCATTCGTTTAGCGTTATCGTGCCGATTTGTCACCATGTAGCTAGCACTGACAAGCGAATAGCGGTTATATCAGGACCTTTTCCTCGCACAGTTAGGCCCGCATAGTCTATACGTCTATAGACGATACCCTGATAACGCTAAACGAATGGTACACGGTAGGGGAATCGAACCCCTCTTCCCGCCGTGAAAGGGCGGTGTCCTAACCGATAGACGAACCGTGCATTGTGAGCAACTTGTTAAAGATCTACTGCTGCCGCCTTTGCGGCCGAAGTATGACTATATCATACTTCCTATTTTTTGTACACCGACTTATCGGGTATACACGTACACGTCAATCATCGACGCGTTCTTGATACCACCGACGATGTTGCCACCGCGGTCGTATGAAACTGGACCCTTAGAAGCCGGAGTCAAATACGATGCTTCGACTTTCATCTTTTCGATGGGTTTCCGACCACGGAGGACCACACGATACTTCGTTGGACTACACTTGTTCATACGCCGAATAGTCTTCCTCAGTTCTGCCAAGTTGATCATGTCATTCGCGGACATGATGTCTGCAGTAAACGCGTAGTTCTCCGAACTCCTAACCTTAACCATGTTCATTCCTTCGTTGATCATGTTACCATTATACTGGGTTGCCTATTTTTTGTACATGACGAATTGTAACAAATTGTAACGAAGGTTTTTCACCTGGTAAAATAAAGGGGGCCGCTATCTCTAGGGGCCCCCTTGGTATCCTGTTGTACTAAGGTTACGCCCCTGGGTGCCTCCCATCCCATGACTTGTATGTGCATGGGTTGCCCTCGCGATTAATCGCGTTAGCAAAGGGGTTGGATACCATGAGGTGCTGCATCTTAGTCTTTCTTAGAAACGAATCCATAAAGTTCTTGAGCTTTCTTCATCAGCTCTTCGATCGTATACACCTGTGGCGTATACATCTTCCATGTGTCTACTGATACCTTTCCTGCTTCGAGCGCTTCTTCGAAGGCTCTACGCGCGAACTCCATGTTCATGTGATACTGTTGATCCATGTAATCCTTCGCCATCTGAAGGATCTCGGTACGTAGTTCATACGGGTTCTTACTAGTCATGATGATTCTCCTTGTGTGTGTATGAGACATTAAAGGCTGTCCCTGTGCCTTCTTTATTTATATAACTTTTTCCTTCCCAGAGCACAGCATCGCTAAAATAATCTTTGACGACATACTCTGAGACGTCAAAGCCGTGGACCTTGCATGTGTTCACCACTGCGTTGATCGCACCTTGTACGCTCTTAGAGTGCCCAAGCTGTACACCGTTCTTGAAGATCCGTGCTTTCATTTGAGCCATAGCTTGACGACAAAGTAGAAGACAGAGAAGATAAGCAACATCTCTAGTAAGAAGAATAAGACGATCACGAAGATCGAACCGTTAGACGTGTCTGAGTCCTTATCAGGGACTAGGTATATGTAGACGATGTCGTCCCACATATCCTTCAACTTTGCCTTCAACCTATTCATGAGTTCTTAGCGATCTGTTCTTTGATCTTCTGTATGACCGAGTTCGCGTCCTTATATTCGCTCTTCTCGAGGATGATTGTCTCAACCCTATCTAAGAGCCATTCGATGTATGAGAAGTATTCCTCTGGTATCTCTCCCAACCATTCACTGAGTTTCCCTTCATCCATCGATAGAAGGAACTTAAGGTTGTTTTGATCTCGGCCTTCCACGCTTTTTTTCCTGCACCTGCCTTGGTATGAAGCCATAGTCGGCTGCCAGATCGGCGGTGATGTTCTTGTAAAGTTTATCTAACGATTGATCCTTAACCGCACACAGCAACTTAGCTTCGGAAGGATGCACGTTCTCGAGTAGCTGGATGAAAAGCACCTCGCGCCTAACCTTTGTAAGCTGTTGCTCTTTCGTGAACACGTACAAACGCTTCATCTCTTGGGTGAAGTTAGCTGATGACATGCCAAGAGGAGCAGGATCGGGCTTGAACGGAGGTTCTCCTTCTGGCAAATCAAACTTTTTCTCAGGGATGAACGCGTACTGAAATAAGTACTTTAGCCCCATGTTCTCTCTGTACTCTGCAAGCTTTTCTGGTTGCTTGTTCACCTTCTCTAAGATCTCTACCAAGTATTCAGTCATCTCAAAAATCCTCTATCTCGTCTAATAGGTTCCTACAACGGTTCTTGATCAAGTAGTTCATCACCGAGTTCTTGTCTCCCTTTGGAGGAGCTTCGTATGCCTGCATGATCGAATCCTTCACTTCTTGTGGTATATGCTTGAAGTCTACCAACACCACGTTACGTGTCCAGTTGCGACGTTCCTCGTCAGTCTTACACGCGATGAAGCCGTTGTCGATGAACTCTTGTAGCCTCTTCGAAGTTACGGTCTTTTGCCTTTCCCCATTCATCAACGCATCATCAGTAGTCAAGATGTTTGGGATACCATCTCCTGAGTCACCCTTGACGATGTGTTCGATCAACCAAGGATGCAGCTCTTTCTTATTTACCGACACTTGCTTCTTCAGCATCGGACTAAACTGCTTGACGTTATCGTACACGTGTAGCTGCTTGAAGTCCTTATCCGAAGAGATGATCATGACTGGTTCATGACGACCAAACTCCTGTGTCGACTCCACCAACGTCGCGATGACGTCGTCCGCTTCACACCTCTGCAAGCATAGTACCTTGTAGGGGAAGTGTTCACGAAGGTCGTCACGGATCTCGTTCAGCGTCTCGAAGATGAAAGTCCAGTTGAAGTCAGACTGCTCACGGTTCTTCTTACGTGTACCTTTGTACTGAGGGAAGTATTCCTTCCTCCAGTACCCACGACCGTCACTCGTGATGATGACGTCACCGTACTCCTTACCATACTTCTTCTTGTAAGACTTGATGGATGACAAAGCGATATGACGAATGAGATCCTTCTTCTTTGAGGGATCGTCAGTCTTAAGTTCGTTCTGCATCGTCATGATTGATGCAAGACAAACTTGGTTGAAGTCGATTAGGATCATTGGTATCCGATCAATACGCGATGCGACACATAACAGTTGCACGCTGGGTTGAAGACTGATTCATACTTATACACCGGCTCCATCGGACGACCGTACCCCATGGGAGTTCCGTATCCAACCGGAGGATAGCTATACACCGGAGGAGGGACTTGCATGTAGACGCCTCCGTTGGGTACCTGCACGTGCACGTTAGCATGCGCGTGTGAGGATCCGATCGCGTAGCCTAACACACTACCCACGATCAGGGGTCCCCAGACGTTTCCATGACCGTGCCTGTGTCCATGACCGCCACCCGCGACAGCGGTGCTGGCAGCTGCAGTAAGAGCAAGGGCGACTATTAGCTTTCTCATGTCTTTTCCTTTTTGACTATGGAACCATTGTACCAAATTGTCGATTTAATGTACATAGGGCCCCCCCCCCTCCAGGGTCAATAGACCCTGATGATAAGGCAGTGCTCGTTCACTCGACCGTTTACTGCAGAATCCTTCGACTTGATCGCCTTGAAGGCCGTGGCAAAGCTACGCTTAGTCATCTTTGCCATATCCTTCAGTGTGTCAGGTTTGCGGATCGTCTTAGAGCTCGATGTAGCGACTTCGTACCCTACGATGGTCGTTCCCTTCACGCTTAAGGCTGCACCTTCACCTGCACGATATACCTGCAGCTTCTTATATTTAGCATTGTAGACTACCACCTCTGAAGCTCCGACGATCTTTTCTGGCTTCTCAGAAGTAAGTCCAAGTTCTGGCACTTCCTTAAGGAACTTGACTCCTTTAGCCACGACCGAAGGAGGCTTCTCCTTACGAGCACGAGGCTTGCGTACAGCTATAGCATCTACCGCTCGTTGGGCGCACATAGCTTCAAGTTCTTCGATGAACTTACATACCTTCTTAACCTTAGTCTTCTTAAGATGCGCATAAGCTTCGTTGAGTTGCTTATCTTTACCTTCGATCAACTCTTGCATCTCGTTCCAAAGGGTGACGAAAGCTGGAGGGATCTGCTTGGCAACGACAGCCGAGACGTTGTTGGCTTTAAGGTATGCATCAAAGTTTGGTTCGACGTCTTTCGTGAAGAACTCATCAAACATGAAGCAGAATTCCGCGATGTGTTGACTTGCTGCTTCAGCGACTCTATCTTGGATCGAAGGCTTTGGTTTAGGAGCTTCAGCCTTCTGTTCCTTTGCAGCTTGCTTTGCACGATCGTGTGCAGCTTGTTGACGAAGAAGCTTGATAGTATCTTCGATGTAGCTAAGCTCTTTGTCTTGCAAAGGTTGATCACGAAGCTTCAGCCTGACCATGGTACCGATCGAGCGAAAGTCGTTGTCGTCTAGTCCATCAAAGTCTTTGGCCTTTTTGCCAACGTATGCCATGAACCACTTACGCTTGTCCTTGTTGTCATGCGCGACGTTGTAGTAGTTCAACGCACGAGTAAGGCTAGCTACATAGTCCATAGGTTCAATGGTAGGTTAATCTGAACCAAAACCATTTCCTAGGGCCTTGAGCTTCTCGCGCTTAGCTTTGACACGATCATCCTTTTTAGACGTTGCCATGTACACTCCTAATCATGGAAGCATTATACCAAAAGCTCGATTTATTGACATAGGCCCCCTCCCAGTCAGGGGTTCTGCTTGAACTCGACCACCTCGATGTAAAGGTTTTCGAACTCTTCATGCTCTTGCTGTTCATTCTGGAAGTTCTGACGATGGTACGTACGTGACATACGTTTGAACATGCCTTTAGGCAACTTGTACTGGTCGTGGATGTCGTTCACGATGTTCTTCTGTAGATCCTTCTCGGCTTCTACGCGAGCCATCGAGTTTGACATCTCTTGCAAAGCGTCTTTGATCTTCTTACGATCTGTTGGGGAGTTGATCATCACTTACCTCATTCTAACGTAAATTGGATTTGCTTGATTGATGACGGCTTAAACGAACGCCATTCTTGCTTGTCTAGGTCGAACACACGGATAGCGGTGCCTTCCTTGATCTGCTTGTTTCCGCTGGGGTGTTTTTCTTCTGGGATGCTGCCCAAATGTTTCGTACATCGCATGGTACGATCTGTACCGTCTGACTTCACGAAGGTTACGGTGATCGGGTATTCTTCCTTAAGAAGACTTTCCATCCAATCACGAAACTCTTGAGACTCGAGCATCTCTTTGTTGTCGATGACTGAGTTCACCTCGTTCATTGGACTACCTCGACCTTCACCTTCACGATGGTGTCGGCTGGATGAGATGACTTAGCAACGGACTGTGCTGGATAAACTCTACATGCCCTGTTTTGTAGCGTGGCTAACTCGCTTACAGACATGTACCCGATCCTATATGAGACGTTGTGACTTACAGTCGCTTCGTCCGACAGTTCGGCCTTAGCCCTAAGTAGTGCTGGCACTTGGCGCGCTCCTTCCATGGTTACCCTCAAAGTTGGTGATATGTAATTGTATAACTTTCGTGGATTATGATTTTTCGATAGTCACTTCAGATATGGCA